AAAGCAGTATATAATAGATATAAAAAATCTTGTCTTAAAGATGCGTCGTTTGTTGGAAATTTATTATTTTCACTTTCACATACATCGTCCAATATATTTTTAACTGATATTATTCTATTTGCTAAAGTACCTTTCCTATATTGGTCTATTAGTTGTGATATTGTATAAACTTTATTATATGAAAATTGGTAAAATGTATCGTCACAATTTATGGCGGCTTGAGGGTCAACATATTCATCCCAATCAAGACTAAAAGCGTAAGATTTTTTTCGTAAAATTTGAGAATTTAAAATAGGTACTCCTGTTTGGCTCCATCCATATTCTCTAATGTTTGGAACTAAAAAATAACCTCTTTTAACATTTTCATTTAAATCATTACTTTGATTCCATTTAATTTTAAATCTATATTTTCCTCTAGTTGGTATTCCAACTTCAGGGTCGTTTGATATTACTCTTTCACCAAATTCATTTGTTGTCACATAATCCAAATTCATTGGTAAATCAATTAACCAAGTACCATTATCATCAATAACTTGACCACCACCATCTAACTCGTATTGTTCTAATATTGGTCTTCCTTGTATGTCTTGTTGAATTGTTTGTCTAATTGCCAATATTTCTCCAGATCCTGTGATTAATCTACACAACTCACCTTGTTTTACTTTTGGTCTACAATTAGGCTTTAATGCTAAACTATCTTCATCAGAAAATATTGACCCCATAAAAATGGCCGTAGGTTGTATGGTTACATTTGCCTCAGCGGATAAATCAAAGTCAGTTCTATTAATACCAATATTACAAATATCAGGTTGCCCCCATAATGGTTCAACCGTTATAATTCTATTAATTGATATAATTTGAGGTAATTCATTCAAATTACTTGAAGACCTAAATTTAGTCCCTGCAACTTGTGTTTCATTCGCAATTCCAGTTCTTACCAAATCTTGAGGTGCCAAGGAGAATTCACCAATATCAGATAAATCCACATCAACGTGAATTGTTTGAGTTCCAAGTGGAACACCGAATATCATAAAGTCACCACTCTCATTTGTTACAGCGGTATATCTATAATACTTGTCAAATACCTCAATATAACTTTGATTTAATAAAACATCTTCTTTGTCAAAGAATGAACCCGTTGGTACGTGATTTGAATACGATTTAACATAAGGTAATAGGTTGTATCTATAACCAAGGTCATTTAAATCAGAAACTGAACTATAAGGATATAAATCAGATATAATTGGATTATTTGCATCAATACTTGATAATGGGACAAAGATAGAAACCTTACAATTTGGAAGTCCAAATCCATTATTTATGCTAATTCTACCTACAACAACACCATAATCAGCACATTGTCTTGTATAAATGTCACTCTCCAAAATCTTAATGGAAAGTATTTCCAAAAACTCAAAATCTTGTGTTAAATGTACTTTAATTGACTTATCTACCCCAACTTGGGTTCTTATTCTATATGAATTTGACATTAATCTACCTTTTTAGATAAATAGTTTATTTGATATTTTCAACAAAAAGATAGAAAACAATTTAGATAAATAAATTACTATGTGAAATTAGTGGTCTTAAGATTCTTAACCCTCACATTAATATCTTTATTTGGAAAACGAATTTGATATGTCTGACTTGGTTCAGCAAATATGGTATCATCAATTAATTCAATTTGTTTGGTTGTAGCATCCAAATATCTTTGTGATGTTTGTGATGATGAATATTGACCTCCAACCTTGTTGAATACTTGAATCTCCGAAACCGTTAATATTCCATTTTGGGATTGGATTAATCTTCTTATTTCAGAAATATTAACATTTTGTCCCATTTGTCTATTACCTGGATCCATATAGTTTGATACGATATCAATAACTTGGGTCACAAAGGCACCTTGATTCTGAGTATTATCTAATACAACATCAATATTGAATCCCAAATCAATTACATTTGCGGTTTCAATTGAGATGTAGTCGTTTATCATTCTATAATTTGATAGGTAATTAGCGATATTACTTTTTAATGTGTTTGATATGATTTCAGTTAATCTTCCACTATCATCATATGACAACATCTTAATTTTTAGTTTGTTGTTTTCTTCAGTTACTGATACTTTGGCTGGAGCACCAAATTGTGATGGCATTGTTCTGATAATTGATTCATAGTCATTGATTGTTACAGCTCTATTTTGTGCCGCAAAGTTAAATGCAACCAAGTTTCTGATTTCTTCATTTGTGGGAGCACCAGCACCACCAATTGCCGCAGTTACATTGGTACAAGACAATGAATTAATAACACTCGTATTTACACTAGTAGATGGTCCATTTACCGCAAAGGATACAGTTCCAATATTATTAATAACATTAACACCCAAATTACTTCCAGTTCCACCACCCACTCTATACTGAATGAACATTGTAGTATTAGCCTTTAATGTGCTACCTAAAGCCAAATTATTTGAATACTTATATAAATTCAATTTAAATCCATTTCTTGCAAATTCAGCCAATTGTTCATCAGCTGATTGCGTTCCACCTCCAAATATCATTTTCAAAAATCCTTCTGGTGTGTATTCAGTAATGAATTTTGTGCTTGTTTGTAGATATCTTCCAACTTTTATTCCGGGATTATCCGATACCTTGGTTGGGTCTTCAATAAATACTCTATCATCAATTAATGCCTTAACTTCGTACCATCTATCACTTAAACCTTGAAATTCTTGTGCCGTTGGTATACTAGCATATTGTGTTCCATCTTTTAATAAGACACTTGTAACACCCAATACATTTCTTTCAGGTAAAAATAATTCAAAGAATGGTTTAACATCATTTGGTGTTATAACTCGTTTAAATACTTTTGTTACCCCATTTACAACAGTTTCTCTCTTGGTAATGGTATAATTTAACAATCGGTTATTTGAATCAAAATTTGGTATTTTTAAACGATTTGGGAATCCATCACCACCAATTGGTGAAGCAAAATCAATATCATATACAGTTTCAAATAATTGTCCTCCACCATTTACTTGAGCACCTCTTCTTAATATACCACAATACCTTAAATCTTCTTTATCACCAAAAGCTGGTACTGTTATTGAGAAATCAACCAAAGCAACAGATGGTCTAAGCCCCGGTATTTTTAACCCATATGTTCTAGCAATATTAAAAATTGATGACCTTTGTTGGGCGTACTGAAGAATTGTTTCTTGAACACTTCTATCAATATTAAATTGTAAGTTATCTGAAACTGCAGCATTTAAATCCAATAATGCTGAAAATATTGAAGCATCATTGAAATTATCAATTAATTCCGGATAATATGTTCTTGTAAAGTTGACTAACTCTGTACGGATTTGTTGAAAATCTCTAGTAGTATATGATATTTTTTTGTTTGCCATAGTTAAATATTGATAATTATAAAATCACTTGTGTTAAATGCCGAATCAGATATTGTATAATCAATTCTTATTTTGGCGGTGTGTTCCATTTGTCCTATATTTGTAACTCTAAATTCTTTTTGACCATCATCATTAACAAAAAAACCTTTGTCTTCCTCCCCCTCTGATGCTGGGGTAATTGATATATTTGTTAATGTTAACCCAGGCAAATATTCTTCAACAGAATCTCTAATTTCTGCTTCAATATCCGAAAATGTTGGTCCGTCTAAGGGTTCAAATAAATATTCATATAATCTTGTACCAAAATCAGGTAAATAATATCTTGTACCCTTTCTGGTTAATAGTAAATGAATGAGATTACTTCTAATTTCTTCATCACTTGTTTGTGATAAAGATAAGTAATTACCTTGATATGAATTTCTAAAAGGAAAATTTATTCCATATGTTGTTCCATCCGCCATATTGATAAATATAATGTTTTGATTATTTCTATAAATACCATAAAACAAAAAATCACGACATAATGCCGTGATTCTTATTTTTTAAGATGAACATCCAAAACATTCAAATGGTGAATCATTTGGTTTTGTCTTTATTGGTTCAACGTGAGGTAATGTTGGTGTTGTTCTTGGTTTATCAATCTTTGATATATCCATAGCCAAATG